CGATGAACACACGGAACCGGCCGGTGGCATCGGTGAGCGCACCGGCCAGCTCCGGCAGCATCTGCGAGCCGACGACGCCGATGTCCAGGAAGGCTGCGGCCAGGTTCGACGCGGCCGGCCGCGCGGCGGCCAGCGCCTTGCGCGTGTTGTCGAAGATCGTGTTGACGTTCTCGACGGTGCGGCCCGCGGTGGCGAAGTTGACTAGGTCCTTCGCGATCCCGTTGAACTCGGTCGCTACGCCCGTCAGGCCGCCGCGCAAGGTCGGCAGGTACGCGCCCGACAAGCGCTGCATCTCGGCCGCGAGACCGGCGAACAACGCCTGCTGGGTGTCCAGCCGGACGGAGTTCCACGCCGGGCCGATGTCGCGCACGGCGACCGCGAATGCCCGAGCGTTCGGCGCGAGGTCCTTCAGCGCCTCGCCGAACTTCTTCGCGTCGTCGAGGTTCTTCAGCGCCTCGCCGACGCCGGACAGGCCGACCTTGAGGGTCGCAGCTGCGGCCCCGCCGGCGAGCAGCACGCCGGGCAGCACGCCGACCGCCCCGGACGCCGACACGGCGGCTGCGCCCAGGTTCACCAGCAGGGGGGTCGCGGCAACCAGCGCGGCGGGGATGGCCAGCGTGGACAGCGCGCGGCCCAGCGCGGCGACCTTGACGATCGTGTCCGAGATGGACCGATCGATATCGATCTTGACCTTGGCCGTGCGACCGTCGAGCCGGTCCATCTCGCCCGAGGCGCGGCGCAGCTCGGCCATGGCCGCGGCCACGTCCGCGTCCAGGCCCACATTCAGCTTGCGGTCCGAGAGCGCGGCCAGCCGCCGCTCCAGGGCCAAGACCTGCTGGCGCGCCTGCTCGGTGTCGACGTCGATGCCGATGCGCTTGTCATCGAGCGCGGCCAACTCGCGGCGAATCTCGGCGATCTGGCGGTCGGCCTCGGACGAGTCTGCGTCGAGCTCGATGTCCGGGAGCGACTCGATCGCGCGGCTGATGCGCCGCTGCATGTCCTCGGCGAACTTGCCGACCTGCCGCTCGGCCGCGGCCGTGTCGACGTCGACCTTCGGCTCGGCCTTGACTCGATCCAGGGCCTTGAGTCGGTCGGCGAACCGGTCGACCGCGTTCGCGAGCCGCTCCAGGTCGGATGCATCCCCGCGACCCAGGACATCGAACCGCAGCGTCTCGGCCACGAGTCACCCCTCTCGTGGTCGAGCCCTTGCGGCTATGGAGTTGTGGAGGTCGTGCGGCGGATCAGGACTGGGCGGTGGCCTCGGCCTTCGGGACGGCCTTCGGGGCAGCCTTCGGGGTGCGCTTGCGCGGCGCCTTCTTCTCTGCGGCCCGACGCTCGGCCCGGTTGGTCGGCGCGGACAGCACCTCAGCCTTCCAGTCCTTCGTGTTGTCGATCGGCAACGACCAGATGAACTCGCGCCAGGTCACCGAGTGGTCGGCGCGCACGGCCGCCAGGTAGGCCAGCTGGATCAGCGACTCCGCGACTTCGGCGTACTGCCGGTCGGTCAGCTCGCCCGCGACCTGCCCGTCCTCGCGCAGCCAGGCGGACATCCCAGCCCACTTCGCCGGGTCGGCCCCCATCTCCCTGATGGCCATCAGGTCACCGGCCGAGAGCGGCGCGGACTCGTCGTAGTCGTAGACCCGCTCGCCGAGCGTCAGTCTGATCACGTGTCTCCCCTAACTGGCGATCTTCGCCATGATCTTGTGCATCGCACGAAGCGCGGCCCGACGGAACTCGGGCCCATGCGATCTTAGGGTGGGGTAGAACCAGGGCTGCCCGGTCTGCGGATACCAGCGCTCGCGGTTGCCGAACAACGGGTGACGCCAAGTCTTGCCCTCCGACCCCATGACCAGCCGCTCGCCGTACTGCGGGTCGACCTTCGCGTTCTGCACGGAGAACCGGATGCCACTCCCGAGCACCTGGAGTCGGGTCGCGGCTGCGATCCGACCGCGCAGCCCCGTTGAACCGGCTGGCCCGCCGGAGAAGTCCACGCCCATGACCGCCGAGCGGGCGGCCGTCAGCGCGGGCTGACCGGCCGAGCGGATCTCCCGGCGCAGCTCGCGCTGAAGATCCCCCCGTCCGGCCTCCTTCAGGGCCCGCGACAGCCTCGTGTACTCGTGCCAGTCAGCGCTGGACTGCACCCTCACTCGCGGCACGCTCGATCGCCGTCCTTCGCTCGATCTCGGCCCGCGTGCGCAGCACCACTCGGACGCCGCGCATGCGGTCTTCCTTCGGGGCCGCTGCGAGCGACTCCTGACGCTGCTCCAGCGCGGCACATCCGGCGCAGCGCTCCTCTACTGCGCCATACGCCTGCCGGTCGCCGCCCTTGCGCGGGTTCCACTCGTCCGGGTGCGTCCCGCACGACGAGCACCGTTCGGCTTTGTACTTCGCGTGCCAGATCGCCTTGTCTCGGTCCTCATCGGTCCAGACCATGGGGCCGCCCAGGAAGTGCGAGTGCGAGATCCGGTAGGTCTCGCAGATCGACATCTCCAGTGCTAGCTGGGCGTCGCCCCGAACTCTTTTCCCATCAGCAGGTCTGGCGCCCGGTCGTTCATCCGCACGCACAGCCCGTAGAGCGCGGTCAGCTCCCCTGCCGACGCGGCGCTGGCTGAGGTCAACAGGCTGACCCAGTCCTTCTCGGTCATCCGGTCCTCGGGCGGCAGGTCCCGCCCGATGCATGCGGCCATCAGGGCGGGCATGAACCCCTCTGGGTTCCAGATGTAGCCCTGCCCCTGTTGCTGCTCGGTCGGCGGGTGCGCCTGAATCAGCGCCTCGTACTCCAACGGAGCGAGTGGGGACACGGTGAGCGTTTCGTAGAGCGGCTCAACGGCCGCTGCGGTCTCCTCCACACGAGCCGCGGCCTCGCCGAGGTCGGCCCCGCGCGCCTGGCACTCATCCAGGTCGCGCAGGGCCGCCTCATGCAGGGCCACCAGCTCGTCGGCCTCTGCGGAGAAGTCGACGCGGATCTTGACCCGCATCGTCGGGAGGCGCCGACCGAGCAGGCGCTCCCGCTGCGACATCAGCCGCCAGCCAGCGCCGGGATGGTGACGTTCTCGACCGGCTCCTGGGTGATGTTGAAGTCGACGCGAATCAGCGTGGCCTCATCCATCGACCGGACCTTCGGCGCCGAGGCGACCTGGACCGGGTAGATGTCCATCGTCGCGTCCGCGACGTCACCGGAGTCCATCCACACAATGAAACCGGCGGTGTCACGCGGGAACACCTCGCGGGCGTCCTCCGAGTTCTCCGACGCGTAGAACGAGATCGAGGAGTCCTCGGCGGTGATCGCACCGGGGATCGACGAGACGAACCGGGACACCATGTCCGGGGTCTCGATCTTCTCGGACTCGGTCGACCAGCCATCCATCTCCGCGATCTCGCGGGTCAGGTCGGTCCCGGCGTCCAGCTCGGTCCGGGTGGGGACCAGGTCGGCCGCAGCGATGGTCGGCAGGAAGTAGCACTGCGTGCGTCCGACCGTGTAGAACCGAGTGCTCTTGGGAATCGGCGTGGCGGGCATCAGGCGTTACCACCCTTCTTCGGCTCGGCGGTGGGGACACCGGCATCGGCGACCTTCTTCTCGTCGTCCTTCGACGCGAGAACCCAGCCCCGGGACTGCCAGTGCCGGACGGACTTCGGGGACACCCGAGCGGGCGGGGTCTCCTTGTCGAACTTCGGGTGGCGGATCTCCACCCAGTCGTCGTGCTCCGCCATGCGGGCATTCCTTTCTGGACGTGTCCGGGCATGCCGGACGGCCGCGCGGCAGAGCGCCGAGCGGTGCAACTACGGGAATCAGAGGGCGTCGATCAGAATCGTGAACGGGACATCAACCACGATCGCGCCGGTCTCGTGGCGCCAGGGGGTGTAAGTGTCCCCGCCGTAACGGGCCCGGGTGACGGCCCGACCCAGGGTTGGGTCACCCTCCAGTTCGGCGCGCACGGCCCCGATCAGCCGGTACGAGCGCCGCCGCTGGTCGCGGACCGAGGAGTTGCCCGACCAGGACCGAGCCAGGCACACGACCGGGAAGGACTCCCGGACCGCGCGGAGTCCGGCGATGGCCGAAGTGGAGTCCACCGCGAGCACGTCCTCGGGTCCGAGGCCGACCGCGACCAGGTCACCGGTCGCGTTCACCGCCGGTGGACCGTCGATCACGGCCGCCTCTCGCCCGAACCGGCGTGAGAGCAGCGCCACCAGCGCGTCGATGGCGTCGGGGACGGCGGGAGTGTCGCTCATGGCCGGTTCGGTGCCTTCCCGCCGAGCAGCTGCGCGGCCTGGTTGGGCATCAGGTAGCCACGCCCTGGCGTGGGTGCGACCAGGTCCGTCCCGCCGAACCCGACCGCGGCCGGCGTGGACGGCCGCTGCGAGGTCCACAGGTGCGCGGCCACGATCGCAGTCGCGGTCTGCACATGCTCGGGCACCTCGACCGGTCCGGCCGTGTAGGTCACCCGCACCACACCGGTCTGAATGCTGGCCGTCAGCGCGCCGGTGAACAGATCCACCACCGCGTCGGTGACCTCCGTACCGTCGACCGCGCTCACGGCGACCACCGGCGGGCGCAGGTACGCCACGCCGCCAGTCACGTAGACGTCCTCGGTCAGGGTGCGGCGCGCCCAGACCTGCCCGGTGTACTCCTCGACCACGAGCGACGCGGTGTCGATGAACGCGCGCAGCTCGTCGTCCTCGGCGAGATCCTCCTTGTTCAGGTGCGCCTTGAGCTGGTCGAGCGAGATCAGCGCGACCGGCTCCACGGCCGCCCGCACGTTCACGATCTCGGCCAGGCTCGCCGTGATCGGGCCGGTGGCCGCCCAGCGGGCGACGTAACGACCGTGCACGGTCGGCACGAAGGTGGCGGCGTACTCGCCGACCGAGAGCCGCTCGGGCTCCGGGGTGAGCGCGTCACCGGTGGGCGGAGTGACCGTGAGGGTCACGTCCGCGTCCACCCGGGTCCGTGACGGGTCGAGGACGCGCCACGTCAGCCGGACCGCGCCCCCAACCTCGTACACGGGCTCAGTCCGTCTTCTCGGACTCGGACGCGGCGCGCTTGTTCCGGCGGACCGGAGCCTTCTTCACTGCGTCGCTGGTGGCCGGGTCGGACTCGCCCTCGGCGGGCACCGGCTCCGTCCACGGCGGGGTGCGGACGGGCTGCACCTCACCCTGGTTCGCGTCGCCCTTGCGCTTGGCCGCGTCGCCGTAGATCAGCTCCGCGTCCTCTTCGGACAGCTTCACGGTCATCACGCCGTTGCGGCGCGGGACCTCGTAGGTATACAGGTCGGCCACGATCGTTCTCCTCGCGGGCTCTGGGGCATCGAAGATCAGGTGTGGGGTCGCGCCTACCCCGGGGCAGGCCTCATGTAAGGCCCCGCACACGGGGCAGACGCGGCCAGCCATCACGCGGTCAGGTCGATCTCAACGAACGCGTTCGGCTGGATCACACCAAACGCGGCGCGCATCTCGGCGAGGATGGCGACCAGGTTGCGGATGAAGAAGTCGGCGTGCGAATCCGTGGTCGTGATCGTCGCCTGCTCGCGGTCCCAGAGGATCGCCCGAGTGAAGTCGCCGCAGTACGCGGTGCCCTCCGGCACGGCCTCGGACTCGATGACCGGCAGACCCCAGAGCGGACGCGTGTCGTTGGCACCGGACGGGCCGCCGAAGTAGAACACGTCCTGCCCGGTGGCGATCTCGTCGAGCTTCTCCAGGTCAGCCGGGTTCACCACGTAGCCGTTGGCCCGAGCACCGGCGAGGCGCACCTTCGTCTTCGCCCGGCGCATCGCCAGGAGCAGACCGAAGCCCTCCGGGCGGCCGGTCGGGTCGGCGACGAAGTCCTGGGTCTGAAGACCCGAGACGTTGGCCAGGCCCTCGAAGTTCTCGCCGGTGCCGTCACCGGCGATCATCTGATCTTCGAGTTCCTCCTCCAGCCCGTACTCCAGGAAGGAGTCGATGAGGGTGACCATCTGGGCGGCGTCCGAGAGCGCGCGCTTGGTCACGGGAATCCAGTGCGCGATGGTGCGGACCGGGGTCGACACCCGCTGCACGGCCAGGCCCGACTCCGGCTTATAGCCGCCACCGGTGGCCTGAACCAGCGCGCCGGCCGTGCCGGGCGCGGTGGGCGCGGCAGCCGAGGTGGCCTCCGCGACCGGGGCCGCGTTGTTGGTCACGCCGGTGACCCGCACGTACTCGATCGAGTCGCTCTGCGTGGTGCCGTTGGTGACCAGCTGACGCAGGGTCAGTGGCCGCATGAACGGCTCCAGGCCGACCTGGAGGCCCAGGTCGTCGGCGCGGACGAATGCGCCGCCGCTGGTGTCGCTGGCGCCAGTGACCAGCGCCTTCGAGCCCTGCGGCTTGGTCAGGCTCTTAAATCCGACCGGGCGCGAGTTGACCCGGTGTTGCTTGGTGAACTGCCCACCGGGGGCGCTCTTGAGAAGGTCGCCGTACTCGGCCGACTGGACGTAGGCCTGACCGATGGACTTGCGGCCGGGCACGATCAGTCCGCTGGGGGTCTGCCGCTCGGACTTCTCCGACAGGCCGATCTCGTCGCCGAGGCCCTTCATGGCGTCCGCGACGGCGCTGTCGGCCTTCGCGGTCTCCAGTCGGGTCTTGCACGCCTGAGCGGCGTCCACGTGCGACTTGACCTCGGCGCGCTCGGTGTCAGTGAACTCGCGGTTCTCGCCCTCGACGGCCTTGGCGATGGCCTGAGCCTTCAGGAGGTGATCCCTCAGCTCGGCCTTGATCTGCTCGATTCCCATCCTGGGTCTCCGTTTCAGAGTGCGTGCAGTTCGAGATCAAGAAACTCGATCTCGGCGCGCAAACGCTCGTCGGCGACCCCGGAGTCAGCGGGCTGCTCACCTTCGGCTTCCGGGGCGGCCTGTTCGGCGACCGGGGACTCCTTGGTGGCAGCGGGCGTGCTCGGCGCGGCCTTCTCGGCGTTGCTCGGGGCGCCGGACTCTCCGGCGCTCCCCTCCTCGGCCTCCGCACGAACGGCGGCCAGGAGTTCGGAGGCGAGCCGCGCGATCTGCGCGACCCGCTCCTCGTTCTGTCGAGACAGCGCGCGACCGGCCTTCAGGTCGGTCGCGGCCTCGGCGATCTTCTCCGCGGTCTGCTCGGGCTCGGCGGCCTTCTCGGCGACCGGCGCGGGCTCGGCGGGGGTCTCGTGCTGGCACGAGCACGGGCGCGTGCTCGGGTCTTGCTTGACGGTCAGGAGGTTGGTGCGCTGGTTCGCGCCGATCATCGTCGGGCCGACCTCGTACACCTTCAGCTCGTGCAGATCCTTGTCCGCACCGGTGGCCGCCTTCTCGCTCGGACGCGCGTCCACCTCGTCGTAGGCGAACGAGAACTGCCGGATGCGCCGACCCTTGAGCAGTCGGTACACCTGGGCCGCGGTCGGCGCGTCCGTGTCGATCTTGGCCTTGACCCAGAGGCCCTCGGGCCGCTCCTCGGCCTCCAGTACGTAGCCAACGTGGTAGTTCGGGTCGTCGCTCTTGTGCGACCACACGACCGGAATCGGGTCGCCGGACTCGCGCCACTCGGTCAGCGTCTTCGCAAACGCGCCGGGCACGATCCGGTCGCCGACCGAGTCCACGTCGTAGGTGGCGACGATGGCCTCGAACACGCCCTCGTCGGTGCCTTCGTGGGTACCGGCCGCCTTGATCATCGCCGGGCACGTCTTGACCTGCATCAGTCGCCCTCCACGGCGCGCAGCGGGCGCACGGAGGCACCCTGGGTGATCTCGGTTTGTCCTTCGGGCGGTGGCACGGAGTCCTGGGGTGACGCCTGGCCGCCCTGGGTCACGTTCAACGGGGTGATCAGCTCCTCACCCTCAGGCAGCGAGGGGAGGTTCAGCCGTGCGCGAGCTTCGTTGCGCAGCATGTACGGGCCGCCGACCGCGGTGGAGAGCTGAACCGCCTGCTCCTCGAACGAGCCCTTGAGCTTCTCGGCGAGGTTGAACTCCACGTACAGGTCCTCGGCGCTGCCCGCGAAGTCCGGCACGAGCTGAAGCATCAGTTCCTGCTCGATCATGGTCAGCCACGGACCGAGCGTGTCCTGGTACATCATCTTGTGCTGCTCGGTGATGTTGGAGTAGGTCGCGTTGTCCAAGATCCCGACCAGCGTGAGCGGCACGTGGTAGGCCGCCGTGACCTCCTCGCGGGTCAGCTTCCGCGACTCGATGTACTGCGCGTCGCGCGGGTTGACCGAGGCTGGGACGTAGGTCATCCCGTCCTCCAGGATCGGCGTCCCGCCGACCTGCGAGCCGTCCCCGGAGTACTGCGCGGCCCACTGCGAGCGGAACCGCTCCTTCGCGGTGCGCGACCACTCCGGCGCGTCGGCTGGACGCTGGAGATAGCCGCTCAGGCGGGCCCCATTGCGCCACAGCTGCTCGCGGTAGAGCGTGGCCTGGTACTCCTCGGCCAGTCGGGTGCGCAGCGTCTCCAGCGGGCTGATGCCCTGGCGCGCGTCGATCGGCGAGTAGCCCCGGAAGTGGATGACGTCCTCGGGGCTGAACACGGTCTTGGCGACTTTGTAGCCGTCCGGCGTGAACGGGTTCTTCCCCTCCAGGGTCACCTGAGCCGGGTCCAGTCGGACCAGACCCGCGGCCTGGTCCTTCGGGCGCACCTTCAACACGAACGCGTTGTCATAGATCGCCAGGTCGCTGACCACGGCCTCGATGAACCGGTACGGCGTCGTCTTGGGGTTCGGTCGCGAGAGCAGCTCGGCCAGCGGGTGGTCGGTCACGCGCTCGCGGTCCACGTCGGACACGCGCCGGTAGACGTGAATGCCCAGCTGCGCGATGTTGCGCGCCAGGAAGCCGACCACGGTCCGCACCGCGGGCTGAGACTTCCACAGCTGGGCATAGGTCTCGGCGTGCGAGTCCGAGATGCGGATCGGCGCGAAGGAGCCACCGGCCGC